AGCATGGACATCACTTATTTAAAGTTGAGTAATGGTCAGTGGGTTTATTTAGCGTCGACTTTAGATTTACGAACGCATCAGATATTAGCCCATCAAATCAGTGCCACGATGGATACCAAATTAGTAGTTACAACACTACAAAGAGCGCTGTCAACCCATAAAAAACCAAATTATTGACACACTGATATGGGCAGTCAGTTCACTAGTTTTGGCTTTGAAAATTTGTTAAATCGACACAAAATTGATCATTCGTATTCAACGCTAGGGCATCCATACGATCATGCAAAAATTGAAAGTTTCCACTCACTATTAAAGCGTGAAATGATTTATCAATTCCGGTTTCCATCGATTGCTCATCTAATTTTAGATGTGTCCAAGTATATTCATTGGTTCAACGACGAAAGAATCAGTGTTGCTAATCGAAAAACAAAAGTAGCCTAATCAATTCAGCCCTAGATAAAAAATAGTCTGAATTATTGACTTATGAGCATTATTTACTAACAGTTAGTAAGTATATTGATGACACGATTTGATTGAGATGAGTTGATTGATGTGAGTACGTAGTGCGCAAACGTATGAGTTAATTGAGATGAATTGATCGAAATGACTTGATGAAATATATTGATTGAACGAAGTGTAATTTAATGGGTCAACATGATTCATGTAACTTGTTGAATACAGCAAAAGACTTATTTTCTTTATTCTATCTTTTTATTTTCTAAAGTTTTCTGATATGTCGCGCTTTTGTGCGATGGCATGTTGGTTTTTTACACGGTTAAACAATGTTGAGGGGGTTTCCTTCTAGATTTCCTCTCAGCGTACATAAAATTTATAGTGGGGGCGTTATATTAATGTTTTTTCTGATAGCTAGTGTTCACTCAACTATAAAAAAATGGTCACACAAAAATAGCCCTATCCTTTGTGGACGGGCTATCTAATTACTTTTATTATAAATAAATTATAACATATAATCACGAAAAAACAAACAAAGGGGGAGAATAATGACACAAAATATTAAGTTAGATGATTCAAAGGGCGCTAGAAAATACCAACGTGAACGAACTGAGAAAGTTAAAGATTTAAACGGCTCATTTGATGAATTAGGTACTCAAGCGCCAGAGTTTATCACAGATGAAAGCACACGTATCTCGTATGAATATCTAGCTAAACAGTTAAACAAGTCAGGCTACATAAATAACACGGATTCAAGCATTCTTTTAACTTTAGTGATTAATATACAAGCACTAAAAGATAGCTACAAGAGCCTAGATGAAGTTGACTCAGTGTATGAGACAAAAGGATATATCAAAAAGAATCCAGCCGTTGATATTATCACAAATACAACAACGGAAATATTAAGCGCCTCTAGTGCTTTGGGATTCAGTCCAGCCTCAAGAGCCTCATTAATTAATTTAGCACAAGTTGATTCAGAAGACTCAGCTCAAAAGCTAATGGAGATGTTCTCAGATGATGAATGATTATAGTGATGTCATTCAAAAATACGATGCTAATGAGCCTAGCATTGAGTATTGTTTAAAAGTTTTGAGTGGTGAGATTATTGTAGGTGAAAAAATAAAATTTGCAGTTAAGCGCCACATGAATGACTTACAGAAGACTATACAAAGTGATACATTTCAATATGTTTATAAGCTTAAATTAGTCACTAAAATACTCAAGTTTAGCTCACTACTCAAAGATGTCTCAACTGGTGAGAATTTTAAACTTGTATCATTTCAAAAATTTATTTTAAGTCAGGTAGTGGGCTGGTGGCATGTTGACGGTACTGTTAAATACAAATATTCATACATAAGTATGGGACGGTCACAAGGCAAGTCACAAGTGTTGTCTGTTTATCTCATGTTTCAATTACTTTTTGCCAAAGGTGTCAGCAAAGACATTGGCTTAGGTAGCTTAGACAGCGAACACACAAAAGTTTTGTATCGTTATATGTCATACAACTTTGAACTACTTGAAAAAGGGATATTTAATAGCTTATTTAAAGAGTTGGGAGTTGAGTTTAATAAGCAAGAGATGAGAGTAACAGCAACGAGTTCAGTATTGAATAAATTTTCAGCTAAAAGCACACCCATAGACAGCCGACATTTTACAACTTTTGTACTTGATGAGGCTATGCTTTTGACTATAAAAGATAAATATTGGCTAGATTCAGTTACCTCAGGACAAACGGGGCTACCTAATTCACAATTTATTGCAATCACAACGGCTCAGAGCAATCCTCAAAGCCGTATTTTTTTTTGAATGTTATCAAGAATACTCAAAAGCTATTGAATTAAATGATTTTGATAACTATGAACGTGATTTAGTTCTAGTTTGGGAACAAGATTCAGATGATGAAATACTAACAGATGATTTTGATTTGTGGGTCAAGAGTAATCCCTTACTAGAACTTGAATCTATTAAACAATCACGTATATCAGGCTTAAAGATTGAACGACAAAAAAATATAAATAGTGGTTCAAGTGAGTTCGTGGTCAAATCTATGAACAGATTCGTGCTTAATAGCGCCACAGATGAGAGCTTTACAACGGCTCAATTAATTGAACAAGCTAAAGTTAATGAGTTGCCTCCTAACGTGATTGAATCTGTTTATGTTGGCTTAGACCTCTCAAAGACTGGTGATAATACAGCAATATCAACGTTATATGTTCAGCCAGACGGTCATTATTATGTTGATTCATCTACGTTTGTACCCACCTATCAGCAAGAGCATGACATTTTAAAGAAATCAGAACATGACGATATAGACTACTTACAAGCCGAAAAATTAGGACGTGCCACAATTGCAACAGGTAACGGCATTATTGATGAAGATGAGGTTATCAGTTGGTTAGTGAATCATATTCAAAAACTACAAGAAAAATACACCGTAATATTTTTATATGATTCATAGGGAGTTGATTACATAGCTGATTCAATTGATAAAGCGTTACCAGATTTAATCATGTTACCAGTGAAACAGACAACGCCTTTTATGTCGCCACCAAGCCTATTTACACAACAGTTATTAGTTGAAAACAAGTTACATTTTGTTGCTGATGATAATGTTCTGGAATCAGCTTTATTGAATGCCAGAACAACTAAAAATGATTATGGTATCAAGGTGGTTAAAGATACATACAGCAACAAGATAGACAACTTATATTCATTACTGATAGCAATGTTTGAGTCACAATATGCCTTGAAAGACTACACAAATAATACAGATAACAATTTTTTCAGTGGTATGAATCAGCAACAAATAGATGAGTATTACAAACAATATAAATTTTAAAAAGGAGAGTCATGGGACTATTCAAAAAAGAAGAGCGTTCAAGAATTTCACCAACGAAACCCGTTATTTTTGTACCACAAAATGGCTTTACATTAGTTACAAGTGGTGAGCAAGCAGAGAATGTAACGCCAGCGCTACAATCGGCAGTATCAACAATTAGTAATGATATGAATGCGGTACGATTCACGGGCGGACAATCAAAAATGTTAAGCAAGACAGATTTTACAGATGTTTACCGCGCGTTGTTGATTGACGGCAATGCTTACATGTTGATTCAAAAGGGTGCTAATGGCGTTGTTACAGGGCTTACAGCGATTAATAATTCAGATGTCACTATCAATTATGAAAAAGGTAAAGTCACGTACACAATTAATAACACTAGTGGAGATGAGCCTTACAATTCAGGAATTTATGACGATTCTCAAGTGTTAGCTTTTGTTATGAGTCGGGGCATATACGGCATTGAAAGATATATCGGTCACTCACCTATTGAGAGCCTTAAAACAGTGTTAAAACAGTCACAACTAGCTAACAAACAGATTGAATCAGTGCTAAAAGAATCTATCTCACCTAAGCTACATTTAGAGATAATGGCAGACGCCACAGACGAAAAAAAGCAAAGATTAAACAAGCGTTTATGAATGTTAACGAAAATGACAGCGTGATTATTTCAGATTCACAAGTCAAGGTATCAAAGTTATTTACCAATGATTCAAGTAATGATAATCTGATTAATCTATCAAAGACACTCAGTGATTCAGTAAATAGTGTTGCCACAGCTTTTAACATACCAAGCTCAAAGGTTGGGGTAACCTCACAAGATGACGCTCAAAGTTCAGTAGATATGATTGAAAAGCAATATTTAGATTCACTGATTCATAACTATCTATCAATCATTTTAAATGAATTACATGCAAAGATTAGTGATTCAATTGAGTTAGAACTCAGACTATTGACTGATTTTGATAATAGCAAGCTGATTCAGCAAGTTATTGATTTAGTGGGTACTGGTATTGTGCCAGCAGATGAGGCACATACAATTTTAGTTAAGAAAGGCGTTTTAAATGAGTGACACATTGACACAAACAGTTGAAATAAGAGCAAAGACAGATGAAAAAAGACACTTATTGAGTGGGTAGGCAATTGTATTTAATAGTCCTAGTGAAAATATGGGATTCATTGAAACGGTTGACGTTCATGCACTTGATGATGTTGATTTAACCAATGTATTTGCTTTATACAATCATGATTTTAATAACGTTCTAGGGAAGACAGGTAAAAATTTATCACTAAATGTTGATGAAAAAGGCTTGTCTTTTAGTTTGGAATTATTGCCCTCAGATGATCATATTTTTGAATTGGTGCAAGACGGAATCATAAACAAAATGAGTTTTGGTTTCATTGTTCAAGATGACGATTGGCAAGATGAGACACACAGAACAATTAAAAAATTAAAGTCATTGCAAGAAATTTCATTGGTACCAGTAGTACCAGCGTATGAGGGTACGGACATTGTAGCTAAGAGAGAATTAGATATGTCAGAAAAAACAGAAGAGACACAAGAAGAAAATTCAAACATTCAACAAGGGGAAAAGAGAAACATGCAAACATTTAACAAAGCACAAGACACAGAATCACAAGAAGTACGCAACTTTAATGCTTATTTAGAGGGAAAAATTGAAAAGCGTGACCTTACAACGGTAAACGGTGCGCCAATTATCCCACAAGAGCTATTGAGCGAGCAATACCCCAACCACAAGCCTCAACTGGTGTATTGTCATTGATTAATACGGTATCAGTTGATAGCAACAACGTCACACTTCCAGTTGTTAAGCACGCAACAGCAGGGTTCACAGAAGTATCAGCAGAAAACGCAGACACGGTCTCAGTAGACGCCCCAGCAATTCAAGAAGTGAACTTTGATTTGAAGCTATATAGCGGTGCCTTGCCAATGTCATATCAATTAGCTCACAGCTCAAAGTCAGCACAACGTGTTATTTTGCAACACATTACAGCTATGCGTGATTTGACACGTTTGCAAAAGGTGGGGGCATTGTTGAAGACAGCCACACCTAAAGCAGTAAAGTCAATTGATGACATTAAGGACGTTTACAATGTTGATTCATTTGTGAACTATCTAGACACTAACAAGTCATTTATTATGACAGCAGAATTGTTTGGTGAACTTGATAAGGCTAAGGATTCAACAGGTGCATACATTTTGCAACCATTGGCTACGGACGCTACAAAGAAGTCAATCGGTGGTTATCCAGTTGAAGTAGTTTCAAGTGATGTATTGGGAGCTGGTAAAGTAGCATTCTTTGGTGACGCTAAGGCGTTCATTGTTGAAGCTATCAATGAAAATATGATTTTCACTTATCAAGAGAATCGTAACTTATCAACCGTAGCAGTTGGTGGTGTTTTCTTTGACACTAAGGTAGCTGATTCAGACGCTGGTGTATTTATTACATTTGGTGATTCAGGTAAGTAATTAAAAAGTCCTAGCCGTATCTAGGGCGTACATAGCTCAAAATATGAGCAATAAAAGAAGGATTTTATTTATATTAAAAGGGGTGAAAATATGGCAATCGTAACAGCGGACACAATTATTAATGAGCTACATTTAAACATATCAGAAACAGCACAAATTCAATCACTAATCAATTTTGCACAGGACTACATTGTATCAACAACCGTTAAAGGTGAAACGGTGGCGGACGTTGTATCAGGAACTGATGAAAATATCTTTAATCAAGCAGTTAGAAGTATTGTCTCAAGTTTATATTTTGGTAACGTGGAACAGTCAGGCTTTGGGATTCAGAGCATGGTACTACTTAATTCAATCAGAAATATGTATCAAGGGGGAGAATAATGGCGTATCAAAGTAAGTCAGCTAAATTATTAAACAGCCCCTATCGGTTTACACATAAGATAACAGCCATAGAATCTAAAAGGGTAGATTATCCAAACGGAATGAGCGGAACAGTTCAAGTAGAAACGTGGAGCAGACCAGCAGCAGTATATTTAACAAACATGACTAGTACAGCAGGTATAGAGGGCTATGACGCTAAATATGATTTTCAATTAGCAGTGAGAAAAATAACTAATGACTCTTTTGAATCCTTTAATTTTGATACTAGCATTGTATTGCATGTTGATGATGATAAAAATACAAAGTATAACATTCAAAGAGCGACAGAGCCCAATGATTATCACATTTTGACACTCACAAATCATACGGATTAA